ACCAAAAATTGATGTAAAAGGTGGTGTAATTCAAATAGCAAAAAGAATCCAGCCTGATAAAACAAAAGAATTTATGAATGCTGATTCAAAATATGAAACAGGTCAAACAAATTTTCCTGGTGTCGGTAAATATGATATTCAAGGAAAACCTGCTGTTTGGGAAATATTATATTCTGCTTATCCATCCTATATTGATATTACATATACAATAAAGTTAAGAAGTGAATATTTACTTCAAATGAATGATATGGTTGCGCCTTTTATTGGAAGAACGGGCGGAATAAATTCTGTCTTATTGAAAAATAATGGCCATCAATATGAAGCTTTTTTACAAGAAGGGTTCGATCCGAAAACTAACGCAGAAGATATGACAAACTCTGAAAGAAAATTTGAAACAGATGTTGTTATAAAAGTTCTTGGCTATATTAATGGTTCTGGAAAAAACGACGTTCAGCCAAAGATTGTTACAAGAGAGACAGCAGTAAAATTTAGATTTCAACGAGAAAGAACAATTATGGGCGATTCACCAGAAATTAAAAAAGCTTTTTATCGAAATTAAATTTACAAAAATAATAGAACTATTTATATGTGAACTTTTATTAGGAGCTTGTTTAGATAAATGGCTATAACAAACAAAAAATTTAAATTTGTGTCACCAGGCGTTATCGTAAGTGAAATAGATAATTCACAATTGCCTGCCGTATCACAACCAGATGGACCAGTTATTATTGGTAGAACAGAGCGCGGCCCAGGCATGGTTCCTGTTGAAGTAACATCTTTTTCTGATTTTATTGAGGTCTTTGGAAAACCAGTAGCAGGTAATGCTTCTGGCGATATTTGGCGTGATGGAAATTTAACAGCACCAACTTATGCATCATATGCTGCAGAAGCGTGGCTTAAAAATAGTAATAAAGTTACTGTAATTCGTCTTCTTGGTGATCAACATGAAGAGACAACAGAAGGTGGAAAAGCCGGATGGACAATGCCATTTGCATCATCAGGTGGCGGCGCATATGGACTGTTTCTCTTTCAATCAGGAACAGCAGCATCAAATGTAACTGGTACGCTTGCTGCTGTATTTTATTGCGGCTCAACAACAGCATTTGAATTATCTGGCGCTCTACGTCATGCTGGTACAGCTATAACCGGCACTTGTGCTCTTATAGGAAATACAAGCGGATATAGTGGCTATGAATTTACCGGTCAAATTGTTAATGGTACAACAGTATCAGATAAAACAAGCTTTAATTTTGATAGAACATCAGACAGATTTATTAGAAAAGTTTTCAATACAAATCCAATTATGACTAATGGCGATGTAATGACAACAACAAAAAATTATTGGCTTGGCGAGACTTATGAGGAGAATCTTGCATCATTATTTGGAGCAAATCCAAATACACCATTCTTTGCGACAGTTATGGCTTTATCAAGTGGTGGTGTTGATGGTGGCGATTTCAGAATGGGTAGCCAAAAAGCAAGCACTGGTTGGATCTTTTCTCAAGATTTAACTTCAAATACAGCAAGCTATGATCCAGATAATATGCAAAAACTATTTCGCTTTGAGGATCTAGACTCTGGTGAATCAAATCAAAAGAAATTTAAAGTTTCGCTACAAGATATTAAACCATCACAAAATCCAACTGTTCAACCTTTTGGCACATTTACTGTCGTTATTCGGGATATTGGCGATACAGATTCTGCACCAAGAATTCTTGAAAGCTTTGTTAATTGTGATTTAAATCCAAGCTCACCAAATTATGTTGCTTTAAAAATTGGTGATAAATATAGAGAATGGAGCGATGGCGAGGCAAGATATATCGAGAAAGGCTCATATGACAATAATTCAAAATTTATTAGAGTCGTAATGAATTCTGATGTTGATACAGGAGTTGCGGATCCAGCATGTTTACCTTTTGGTTATTATGGCCCAAAAAGATATAAGAGCTTTACAACAATTTCAGGTTCAACCAATTTTTATCAACTTGGAAGCACAACAGTATCACAATCATCAGCTATTGTTAGAACTGTTGATGTAAAAGATACTAGAGCGAGTGGAGTATTACTAAACGTAGGAACAACTGCATTTACTGGTTCAGTTGTATTTCCAAAATTTGTATTAAGAGATTCATCGACATCAGGCTCTCTTTCAACAGGAAAAAATGCATATTTCGGTACTGTTTTTAATAAACAAACTGATTATGTTACTGTTGATAAAGGACATGTTGACTTAACAAGATGTTTGCCAACTGGTCTATCTCATCTTTCTGATAACCCACTTCTTGAGAATAGCTTTGTATTTTCGTTAGATGATTTGGCTGGTTCAACAGGAAATCCATCAACATCTACTTCAACAACATGGACTCAAGGCAATCGTGTTGCTGGGACATCTTTGACTGCTCAATCTGGTGCATCCGCACTGCTAAATGCAGGCTGGAATAGATTTACATTGCCTTTATTTGGCGGTTTTGATGGCTTTGATGTAACTGAAAGCGAGCCATTTAGAAATAGTGGTTTATCTGGCGGTACAGATACAACAAATTATGCATATTATTCATTAGGAAAGGCAATTTCAATTGCATCAGATCCAATGATTAATATGAATGTTGCTGTAGTTCCAGGCATTACTGATGCCGGAATTAAAAATAGATTAATTCAACTGTGCGAAGAGAGAGGTGACGCAATCGCAATTCTTGATCCAGTTGGTGGTTTTTCACCAAGAGCGGAATCAACAGCACCAGATTTTGGCTCTATAACAAATGTAGATACTGTTGTAAATAACACAAAGACACAAGCATATAATACATCTTATGCTGCAATGTATTATCCTTGGGTTAAATCTGTTGATTCAAGAACTGGACAACAAGTGTGGCTCCCACCATCAATTCCAGCCTTAGGCGTTCTATCTAGCACAGATAGAAAAGCAGATCCTTGGTTTGCGCCAGCAGGATTTACTAGAGGTGGTTTATCGGCAGGCGCAGGCGGCGTTTCGGTTGTAGGTGTTGCACAACAACTTACAGCAAAAGAAAGAGATAAGCTTTATGAAATAAACATTAATCCAATTGCACAATTTCCAGCAGAAGGAATTGTTGTGTATGGTCAAAAAACCTTGCAATTTACAAAGAGTGCTCTTGATAGAATTAATGTAAGAAGATTGCTACTGTATGCAAAGAAAGAAATTTCAAGAATTGCTGCAACCACTCTATTTAATCCAAATACTCTTGTTACTTGGAATGATTTTAAGAGTAGAGCAACACTTGTTCTAGATAGCATCAAATCAAGATATGGACTTGAGGAGTTTTTGGTCGTTCTCGACGAATCAACAACAACACCAGATCTTGTTGATCAAAATATTATGTATGCAAAGATCTTAATGAAACCAACAAAAGCAGCTGAATTTATTGCTGTTGACTTTGTATTAACAAACTCAGGTGCCTCATTTGAGGACTAATATTAAGGAGAATTATTAAAAAATGCCTAGCTTTTGGAATGACCCAAATTTAGATCCCAAACGTCAATATCGTTTTCAAGTAACATTTGGAAATGTTATTCAGCCTTATTTTGTGAAGACAACATCAAAGCCATCATTCAACGTCGGCTCAACTTCTCATGTTTATTTAACTCATACATTTAATTTTCCAACAAGAGTTACATGGAATGATATTAATATGACATTAGTTGATCCAGGCAATCCTGATGCAACAAAAGAACTAATGAATGTTATACGTTCCGCTGGATATATTGTTCCTGATAATCCTAATGTTAAAACTACAATATGTCGTAGTAAGTTTGTTAAAGCAATTGGTAATATTGTAATTTCACAGATTGATTGTGAAGGAAACGCAATTGAGACTTGGACATTAAAGAATGCATTCTTTACAACAGTTAATTTTGGTCAGCTTGCATATGCATCAGATGAAATGGTTGAAATTAGCTTGACAATCAAATATGATTTTGCTATAAAAAATTAATAATGAGGTTTTATGAAAAATAACGATAAGTTAACAAGAGCAGCTATGGCTTCTTCGGATCCATCTGCTCTTGCAGTTTTGGATGATAGCACAGAATTGGCGTTTCCAACACAAACAGATTTTGTTGAGTTGCCATCACAAGGAAGATTGTATCCAGAAAATCATCCATGGCATAATAAAAAAAGTGTTGAAATAAAATATATGACAGCAAAAGAGGAAGATATTTTAACCTCTAAAACATATATTTCAAAAAATATTGTTCTTGAAAAGTTTTTAACATCAATAATTGTAGATAAAAACGTTCCATTTGATAGCATTCTCGTTGGTGATAAAGCAGCTCTTTTGGTTGCTGCTCGCGTAACAGGATATGGCGAATTTTATTCACCTAAAGTAAGATGCCCAGCATGTTCAGCGATTAACGAACTTGATGTCAATTTAAATGAACTTAGCAAAGTTCTTTATGAAGATGTAGAAAATCTCGATTTTGGCGAATTTAGTGACGATGGAACATATCTTATCAAAGATTTACCTGTTTCAAAATATAATGTAAATGTTAAAATTTTTAACGGTAAAGATGAGAAGTTGATGGAATCATTGGCAGAGATGAAGAAAAAAAGAAATCTACCAGAGACGACAAATACAGATTTTCTTAAGAGCATAATAACATCAGTTAATGGCGAATCAGACAGGATTAAAATAACAAATTTTATTAATAATTTGCCAGCCAAAGATAGTCAATACATTAGAATTGTATATGAACAAATTACGCCAAAAATTGAATTAAAAGCATCATTGACTTGCATAGATTGCCTTACAGAGTCGGACGTGGAGGTTCCGATTCGTTCAGAGTTTTTTTGGCCTAAGCGATAATTATATTGAATCGGTCCATAAACAAATATTTCAATTAAAATATTATGGTGGCTTCTCTATACTAGAAACATATAATATGCATATTCAGTTAAGAAATTGGTACTTCAAAATGTTATTTGATACCATAGCTGAAGAAAAGAATCCAACAAAAAATCCTTCTTAATTAATAGTTATAGTGTAATAATTATTTTATTAATTTGAAGGATTTTCTTATTTAATGGCCAAAAATCAACCAGGAAGAATGTCTAATAAAGATCTTCGTGCTACAAAGCGCAAGCTCGATAATTTTGAGCAAATTAAAGAAGAACTTGGTGATTTTAAACAAGAATTTGAAGATTTAGTTGATCAAGTTACAAAAACAGATACAATTCCAAAAAAGTCAAGAGAAGATTTAACAAAATATTTAAATGATTATGCCTCTTTGAAAGAAAAACTTAATAATTTTTTTAATCAAGATAATGAGCAAATAAGAGGTTTTATTTCAAAATTTAAAGACGCACTATCAGATATTGATCAGAGCATTAAAAGTGCTTTGGCTAGTCGTGACGATAAAAAAGAACAAATAGCTGTTCTAAAAGAAGAAATTAAAAAAGCGATCCTATCGCAAAATAAAGCAAAAGAAGATAGTTTGCGTTCCGAGTTAAGACAAGAAAGAGAAGCACTTTCTAATCTTGAGGCAGATTATAAAGTAAAATTGAAACAAAGACACGACTATTATTCAGAATATCAAGTCATCTTAAATCATGTCAAAAAAGTAATCGATAAATCACAAAATTCAGCAAGAATTCTAAAAACAGAATCTGATCGCTTTATCGATCGGCACATGACAAGCATGTCGTCATTAATCAAAATAGCTGCAAATCCTCAAGATCTTGAAAATTTTTCAAATAATCTTAAGATAAAAGCAAGAAAAAGACTTAATGAGCCTGAACTTGTTGATGCCTTTGAAACTTTTATTGATAATTCGTTAGCCAATTCTTTTTCGCAAGGTGGACAGTTTCGTGATGCTTTAATTAAATTAATTGGCTCATCAATTTTAAAAACTCTTGATAAGCATTTTACTGGTATACTGAAGGGTGGAAATTTTAATGTTCCTTTTATGGGTTCATTTCTTCCATCATTTCAAAGTGCAAGTATCGAATCTATTTTAAAAGAACGTATGCAAGGGCCAGCATCATTGTATAAAGAATACGGTAAAGATTTTGCTGATGGCGCAAACATAATGAAAGAGATAACAAAAATCTCTTATAAAGATGAAGTTAAAAATTTTGGTATAACTCAAAAAGAAATCGGTAAAGCTTTTGGCGAACTAAATAAGCAAATGTCAGAGTTCACAAGTAAATATTCGGAACCAATGAGAGAGGAGCTTGGAAAGGCCGTTGTAATGCTTGAAAAAGCTGGCGTCGCCACAGCAACAACCGTTAAAGCTTTCTCTACATTAACAAAAACATTTTTTGAAGAAAGAGCAATGCCTATAATTAAAAATATGGCAGCTCTTGGTAAAGCAATGAATGTGAATGATAAAGTTATTCAAGATTTAACAAGTAATTCCGGAAAACTTGCTCATCTTAATAAAGATAAATTAGAAAAATCAATTATCGATTTATCGATTGCCTCAACAAAAATGAATGTTGAAGTTTCTTCATTATTGGCTCAAATTTCTAATTTTCAAACTTTTGAAGGCGCTGCATCTGCTGCGGCAGAATTAAATATTGCATTGGGCGGCCAATTTGTTGATGGCCTTATGTTGATGAAAGATGCTATTGATGCGCCAGAAAAAGCATTATTTCGCTTAAAATCTGCTTTTGAACAATCTGGAAAATCCGTGGATTCACTCGATCCAGCACAATTAAAGTACTTTGCCTCAGCTTTCAAGCTTTCAGAAGAAGAGTTTAGACGTGTCTTTAAAGGAAGCACAAGAGACTTATATGATTTTTCTAAGGCAATGAAAACTAAAGCAGAAAGTGAACAAAAATTTGTAACAATGATGAAAAAATCTAGAGATGTGTTTACTGAAGTTGCTAATGCTTTTTTTGGCGCTTTTAATGATGAATCTTTGGAAGCTTTAATAAGTATCACAAAAAGTTTTGGAAGTTTCATGACAATTATAGCAAAGTTTATTGATTTTTTTCCAATAATGGGCGTTGTTATAACTGCAACACTTATGAAGATAGTGTCTTCTGCCGTTCTTGCACTTTCAACAGCAAATAAGCTTGGCATACACAATGTCGGCAACATAAAAAATATAGCATCTTCAATTGCACCAACTGGCGCGGCCGGTGTTGCCTCTTTTGGCTCTAAAGTTGGTAGTTCCTTCTTAAGTCCAAAAAGTTTAATGAAAGGCGGCGCTGCTGGTGCTTTAATGGGTGGAATTTCAATGCTCGCTAAAGCTGTATCTGGTGAGCAAATAAATGGAAGCGATATTGGTTCATTTATTGGTGGTATTTTGGGCGGAATTGCTGGCACAGCTTTTGGTCCTGTTGGAACTCTTATTGGCGCTACTGCAGGAAATATGATTGGTGGTGGAATAGGAAGTTTATTTACGGCAAAACCACCAATTGAAGATGGAATAATTGTATCCCGTGATGGTGAAACTCCACATGTAATTCCAATAAATTCGGATGATAGTGTTCGTTTAATTGCTTCAAAGCCAAATGGACCGATTGAACAAAATTCATCAAAAGGCAATAATGATACAAAAGAACTTGAAAATTTAATGAAATTGATGATTCAAAAAATGGATGAAATATCAAAACGCCCACTTGAAATTGAGTTAGATGGCAAAAAACTTTCTGGTGCTCTTTATGATTTGAATCGCAGAAACGCATATAATAGGTAAATATGAAAACACTTAAGGATATAAATGAAATTTCAAGTTTTGCTTGCATGTCTCATTTCTTTGCAAATTGGAAAGAAATTGTAAAAACATCTGCACCAATTTCAGATGAAATATCATATATAAAAGATATTGATAAATCATTAAGTACTTTATATATAACAAATAAGATTGTTGCAGAGAAATATGCTATAGAAACTCTTTTTTTAAATCAAAAAGAATTGTCATCTTTATTATCATTTGTTAAAATTGAGAAAATTCCGGTTGATAAAAACAATAAATTGGAAATCAAAGAAGCAAAAGAAATTGTATTTCCAGAACATTATGATGCAAAAACAATATTTTTAAGAAACGATCCGAATCAAATAGGATTTAGAGGAATTAATATAAAATTAAATTCAGATACAGGAGCATTTTATCAATTTGGTGTAGATTTAGAACTAATAATGAATCATCCAGATGTTTTAAATACAAGAGAAGATTTGTTAAATTTAATTTATATGTCTCAAGATAAAAAAACAAAAAAAATTGATGCTGTTAAATTAACTTTTGGCTGGAATGATATTCCCGACGGAATGAATACAGTCAATCTTTCTAAGTTTGATATAAAAACTACATCATTAATTTTAAATATGAGAACCTACTCTCTTAATATTGAAGAAACAGGAAAAACAGTTTTAACAATATCATTTATTGGAACATCTGAGAATGCTTATTCGGATTCTCAACGTTCAAATGGTGCAATTATAAGTGAATTTTATAATGAAAAGGCAGAAAAATTATTTAATGAAATAAAAGAAAAAAATGATAGCTTTTTTGACTTATCAGAGACAGACAAAACAGAAGCATCAAAAAAAATCGATGAATTAAAAAAGATTTATGATGATCTTATTTTCATTTCTTTTAAAGATACACTTTATGATAGTTCTTTTCTTGCTCTAACAGAGATACCAAAAAAAATCGGCTATACTTTTGTCGAAGATATAATAAAAACAACATTAATAAAAAAGCAAACAGCAAAAAAACTTGATCCTTTATATGCAAAATATTATGGAAATCTTTTTACTTTAAAAAACCAAACCAATGAAAAGCCAACAGGACAAGATCAGATAGAAGAATCCATTGTAAAACAGATTGTCACACAAATATCAGATGGATCAGAAAGATATTTTTATAATGCAATATTTCTTGGCGATATATTATCTTTTTTTCAAAGAAATTATAGATTAAATAATAAGACAAATATTGTTAATGAGATTGTATTAGGAACATTTGATGTAATCAAAAAAAATAGTGAATTATATGATACAGAAACATTTCCATTAAGTCATTTTATACTTCCGTTAAATCTTGTTTATGATTGGTTTTTTAATTTATTAACATCTAATGGTGTAAATTCTTATACACTTTCTTTTAATGATATTATTGACTCATTATTCAATGATCTTGTTTTTAATTTATTGAATTCATATAACGAATTAAGAGAAAAATATGTTCCAAAATCTGCTTTATTGTATGATCTTTATATAACATATGATAATAAATTCTTTCAAAGAACTGTTATTAATAATTTTGACTTTCCTAAAGAAATTAATTCTATTGATATCTCTAAATATAAAACAGATGATATTAATCCATTTTCTTTTTTATATATTTATGGACAAGGAAGATTTTTTGGCAATGGCGATGTTAAAGAAAATTTAAAAAATAATGTATATCATTTTTTTGTTGGCGCAGATACAGGATTTTTAAAAAATGTTAAATTTAATCCAATTCCAAATGCCCAAAGAGCAACATCTATGCTTTATTCTGCATTATCAAAAAAAGAAGATATAAGAAGCTTAAAAGGAATTTCACGTTTTGACTGCACATTAAATCTTGTTGGTAATTCTTATTTTAAGCCAGGACAAGTTATTTATCTTGATATGTCCTTAATGGGCTTTGGAAATGCTGAGGATGAAGGCTCTATAGCTTTTCGAAATAATATTGGTGGATATTATATAATTACTAAAGTAGAGCATAATATAACGCCACACTATTTTGATACATCAATTATTTGTGTATATCATGATAGTGGTAAAAAAGGAAAACCAAATTAATGAAAAGTGTATTGCAAAAAGATAAAGACTATTTTGTTTATGTAACTCATATGCCAACTGGTCAAACAATCGAGTTTGATGGATACATAAATTCTTTTTCTGATACAGTCTCACCATCGGTAAATTCTGAAGAAATGTATGGCAGAATGGACCCACTCCAGAAGTATAAAAATACAACGAGAAAAATTAGTATTGATTTTGATCTTGTTTCTGAGTGCGATGAAGATGGACTTGCAAACGCTTTAAAGGTAAAAGCTTTGCAAGGATTTTTATATCCTGTTTATGATGGTACGTCAAAATCATCAATAAATAATAATACAATTTCTTCAATATATTCGCCGCCATTAATAAGAATAGATTGGAATGTTCATCTTCAAGAGTGTTATGGTTATCTTGAGCCGATATCTGTTACATGGTCAAAAGAAGATCCGATCTTTTTTTATTCTGGTGATGATCGCGCATTAATTTTTGGAATCTATAGAATAAAATTGGCAATGACAGTTCTTCATGATTATAAATTAGGATGGAGCAAAGAAGCTGGCTTAACACCCGGCAAATCAGAGTTTGCCGCAACACCAGGACCAGATTCTTTGGCTTTTCCAGGCGCTATTGGAAGTCGTGGATGGTATGAAGGAAATAAAAATAACTCAAAAGATTTGAGCAATACATCAAAAATAAATAAATCTATTTCTAAGAAAGCTATGGGAATTAAATAAATGAGATATAAACAAATAAAAACATTTAATAATGATAATGAGCTTTATAAGAAATTATTAATAGAAAAAAATAAACTTTTTATAAATCAATATGAAAGCTTAAAACTAAGAGCACTTCTTGAAAGTGATTATGATCAGTTTGATATTAAATCCCATGTTTGGACGCAGGGTGATACTTTTGAAAAATTAAGTTCTTTATATTATTTGAATCCTAGATATTGGTTTATTTTAGCATATTTTAACTCTAAACCAACAGAATTTTATGTTTCAAATGGAGAAACTATCTATATTCCAATGCCACTTCAAAAAGTTTTAAATTTTTATAATAGTAGCAATAAAGGTTAAAAATGTTAAAAGATTTAATCAAATCTAATCAAGATTATAATAAAATTATTGAATCATATAACTCAAAATATATTCAAGATAGAATTATTTCTAATCTTTATTTACCAAAATTAAATCTCTTGAAAAAGACAAAATATAATTTTATTGCTCTTGATTATATCGAGGAGCAATTTTCTGATTTAAGAGCCGATGTAATTAAATTTATCGATAAAGGAATTATGCCGGATTATCCTGAACTTTATGGCATACTTAACCCTACCGATGTTTATTCGTCTATTTTTTCTGACAAATTTTCAAAGAACATAAAAATAGATCCAAAAAATATTAGATCTAATTCTGATTATATCAATCTACTGAGAACTGATGTTACAGAGATTGTAGATACTAAGACTGAAGCTAGCTCAGGTCTTCTTTTAAGTATAGAACCTCCGTCGCCAATGTCAAGAGAAGAATTTGCATCATCAGACTTCTTCAAAAACTACCTTCTCAAGCTGGTTGAACAATATGGTTTTATTATAGATAAAAACATTCCTTGGATTTTAAAAAGCAATATGCAGTCGCCATATGTTAAAAAAAACTATCCTACTTCAATAAAATCAAATTATTTTGAGATAAAGTATCATCAAATTTTTGAATTTTATAAAAATATTCTTCAATATGAAAGTGATTCTATTATTTTATCTATGAGCAATCCTTATGAATTTACCTCCTATTGCGAAGAACAACAGAAATTTGTTATAAAAAGTAATTTTATAACAAATGTTGCTTTAAGTGATAATGATATTATTGATTTTATTGTTCATATTTTGGGTAAGCAAAATAATTTAAATACACACAACATCTCATTTGTCAAAGAAGCAGTCAGTAAAACAGAGGGACTTGACACCGGCCAGAAGCTATGGTATGCTCAGAACATGATCACAGCGCTTCAACAAGATCAGAAGCTCTAGTTCATATCTTCTTATATAATATCCTGAACATATATTAAGAAGCAATATAAAAGTCATATAATGATTATAGATAATATATTAAAAAAATATTCCATGACATGGACAGGCTCATCTGATCCTTCTATTTTATCTCTAAAATCTCTCGAAGAAGTAGATTCTTGGGAAGATTGCAAATATTTTGCAGAGTCATATAATAAAATTCTAGCATTAGAAGAAGCAGAAGCAATATGTTATAGCAATAATAATAAATTGCTTTCTTTAGCAGAAAGATTAAATGTCCTGACAGAACAAGAACAAAAAGAATTAAAAGAAAAGAATAATCCTGCATATAAACAAAATCTTATAATCCAGCTGCTTCTTGATGATATCAGAAAGCAAAAGATTTTTCTTCTTTCTGGAAAAGAAACAATTATAGATTATAATCAGTTTCATACATCAACCAGAAGATTATCTGACTCAGGAAGAGGTTATAATATTTTAACAATAGCAAAGGATAAAAGAAATATTATTCCTTCTAATGACTTTTTATTAGAAGTTGATTATAACGCCTTTGAACCAAGAGTTGCATTGGGACTTCTAGGTTTGGAACAACCAAAAAACGACATATATTCAGAATTATTTCCATCAATATCAAGAGAGCAAGCAAAAAAGAAAATGCTTGTTTGGATGTATGGTGATAATAGCTCAAATGATGCAATAAATGGCCTAGAAAAAACGAAATTAATTAATTCAAGCTATGACGGCGAAAAAATAAAAACTATTTTTGGAAGGCAAATTTATTGTCCAAAGCAAAATATAATATCATATTTGATTCAATCAACAGCGTCAGATCTAATATTGGAAAAAGCTTACTTGATTAATAAATTTTTGAAAGCAAATAAATTAAAAACCAAAATATCTTATTTGGTACATGATTCTATAGTTTTTGATATTGCCAAAGATGAAAAAATAATAGTAACCTATATAGCAAAGTTTTTTTCTGATACAATGTTTGGTAAAATGAAATTAAATATTTCTTTTGGTAATGACAGTAACAACTTTCAGAGGATTTAAGGATGATAATAGGTATTGGTTCTGCTGGGAAAAATATATGTTCGATATTATCAAAAACTGTTGATGATAATTTTCTTATTTTGGAACGAGAAAACACAAATCCTTTAGATTTAAATTGGGGAATGGAAGAATATGAACGTCGTGCTGTGCTGGAAGAAAGTTGGTTTCAGCCCTTGACAGATGGCGAAGAGTGCGTTATACTCATGTCGTCTGGAGGCAACATTCAAGGAATAACACTACGTGTTCTTGAAATTCTTAAAAAAAGAACAGACAACATAATAGTCTTTTATATTAAGCCAGATCTTGATCTTTTAACAACAGATCAAAAACTCAAGTATCGCCCAGTCTTTGGAGTGCTGCAAGAGCTAACTAGAACTGGCTCAACAAAAGAAATTTGTCTTTTTGATAACAATTTGATATCGAAAGCAATTAGTGATATTGATATTTTTAACTATGAAGAAAAAATAAACAATATCATTGTAGAAATGATTTTATGGAAAATGTCTTGTCAAGCAGAAAAACCTTTAAAAGGCAAAATTTCTGAAAGAAAAGAATATCAAAATATCTCATCAATAGAGATTCATAATCTTGATAATGATGATATAATAAAATCATATAATTTAGAAAATGTTAGACATATAAACAATTATATCTTCTTGAATAGAGAGCAAACATCAAAAAATAAAATAAATGACGTACTACATATAATACAATACAATAAAAATAACGATATTAATTCGTCATACTGTATTGTTGAGAATAAGCAAAATATTTTAATAAAGTTAAACTATACACATATAATTCAAGAATATTAATTAAAACGCGAGGACAGAAGTATTAACTGTTCTTTTAACTAGGAGAAAAGTAAAAATGGCATTAGATTTTTCAAAAATGAAACAAAAACAAAAAATGTTAGAGAAGGGTGGAAGCGATAAAGAATCACGCTTTTGGAAAGTTCCTGATGGAAAAAGTACAATTCGTCTTCTGCCCGATAAAGATGGCGATCCATTTAAAATCATGTTTCTTCATTATGATATAAATGGCAAAACAGTTCCATGTATTTCAAAAAATTGGAAAGAGAAATGCCCAATTTGTGAATTTGCATACCAGATTTACAAAGATAAAGACAAATCATCAGAACAAGAGAAACTTCTCGCAAAGAAAATGCTTGCAAAAGAGCGTTATTTTTCACGTATAGTTATTCGTGATGATGGAGTTTTACAACCAAAAACATGGTCATATTCTCCAACTGTTTATAAAGATCTTTTAGCATTAGTTCTTAATGAAGATTACGGTGATATCACCGATCCAAAAACTGGTTTTGATTTAATCATAGATTATGGTAAAGTAGGCGGCAAAACCTATGCAGAAACCAAAGTAACACCAAAACGTAAAGAGAGCAAGCTAGCAGATACTCCAAGTGAGATTGAGCAATTAACTTCGGAGGATTTTGACGTAGAAACTCTTTATGAGCGCTTCTCAAAAAGTGATGTGCAAACAATGCTACAAGAGCACCTTGATAAGCTTGAAAAAGCAGCTTTAGGTGACACAGGCGAAGCTGCCCTATTAGAAGGGGGTGATCCAAAAGTACATTATGGTGCAGCCGCAAATAGCATGACTTCTGAAGCTTCTTTGGAGGAAAAGCTGCAAGGCTTTCTTCAAGGTAACTAAAAAAAGTAGTCTTTAGCGAGAAGTATTTAAAAAAGTTCCCACCAAACAGATATTTTATTAATAAAACAGCATTTATGTCTGTTTGGTGGAATTCTTTTTTTTAAAAGGAAGAAAAAATGGCACCAAGAAAAAAAGAAATAGTAGAAAAAGGAAAGATATCAATATCTCAAATTAGAGATATGATGAATAAAAAAGCTGGCCATGTCGTATCACATGATCTTTCAAAAGAAAATCCAACCGATGTAAAGGAATGGGTTTCAACTGGCTCTCATGTTTTGGATTGTATTATTAGTCAAGGAATGAAAAGCGGAATTCCCGCAGGAAAAATTGTTGAACTAGCGGGACTTTCAGCATCAGGAAAGTCATATATGGCTGCTCAAATAGCAAGTAATGCACAGAAACAAGACTTTACAATCGTGTACTTCGATTCCGAATCTGCAATAGATTCAGAGTTTCTCAAAAGATCTGGTTGTAATGTAGATGATATTGTTTATTGTCAAGCAGAAAATATTGAATTTGTTTTAGAGACAGTAGAAGATTTAATGAAAACATCTGATGATAAGTTTTTATTTATTTTAGATTCTTTTGCTTTCACACCATGCAAAGCTGATCTTGAAGGCGATTTTAATCCAAATTCATCAATGGCGATGAAGCCAAGAATTATGAGCAAGGGTCTCCAGAAGCTAATTCAGCCAATTGCAAATTCTGGCTCAATTTTTCTTGTAGTAAATCAATTGAGACAAAATATTGTAACTGGACCAACAGCTCATATTGAAATGATGATGAATCCATGGATTGTTCCTGGCGGAAATACTCTTCCATATGCCTATTCTTTAAGAATTTGGCTTACAGGAAAGAAAAGCAAAGCATCATATGTATTGTCGCCAAATGGATTTAAAATTGGTTCTGAAACTAAGTGTGTACTGAAAAAATCGCGCTTTGGAACAGAAGGCAGAGAATGCAACATTAAATTAATTTGGGGAACAGGAGAAGTTCATTGTAAAGATGAAGAATCTTGGCTTGATATTATTAAAGAAAGCGAATATGTTGAAACTGGTGTTCGTTGGTCTATGAAAATGAAGGATGGTTCAATTTACAAATTTAGATCTGATGATTTTGAAAGTGAAATTGATAACAATCCAGCCTTTAAGCAGAGAGTTATAGAAATTGTTGAAGAAGAATTGATTACTAAATTTGCAAATCAAGAAGGCGACGCATCAAAATTCTATAATATAGAACATAATGAACTTCCCTTACAACAACCGGATGAAGGCGAATAATAAAAAAAGGAAAATAAATGATTTTAATAATTGATAGTCATAATCAATTTATTAGATCCGCTGTTGTGAATCCTACACTATCACCTTCTGGCCAACCAATTGGTGGTATTGTAGGATTTTTAAAATCACTTCAAAAACAAATTAGATTATTTGAGCCCGACAGAGTTATTCTTTGTTGGGATGGCTTTGGCGGCTCTACTAAGCGAAAAATTATAAATAAAAACTATAAAGAAGGTCGAGCGCCAATAAAAATAAATTGGCACACAACATTATCGGAAGATCAAATTTATGCCAATAGAGCTTGGCAAATGGGCAAGCTAATGGAAATTTTAAATGAACTTCCATTTGTACAATTAATGCTCGATGGAACAGAAGCAGACGATTTAATATCTTATATAAAAATAACATATTGGAACGAGGACAAGATAATAGTGTCATCAGACAAAGATTTCTATCAGATTGTTGATGAAAAAACAAAAGTCTATCGCCCTATTACAGAGGAAATAGTAGATGTTCAATTTGTTCTTGACAAACATTTTATTCATCCTAATAATTTTGTAATAGCAAGATCTATTGCTGGTGATGATTCTGATAATCTTGATGGTGTTCGTGGCGCTGGCCTAAAAACGTTGTCAAAACGATTTCCAATTTTAAAAGAAGAAAAGATTTTATTTTTGACAGATATTTTTGATGAATGCAAGAACAATAAAGATAAAAATAAAATAAAAATATTTAATGAAATTTTGTCATCAAAAGATACAATCGAACAAAACTATAAATTGATGCAATTATCAATTCCAAATATTTCTTATTCTGATAAAAGAACTGTAACAGAATCATTGATCGAGGAATCGTCATATGATTTTCTTGCATTTCAAAAGAAATTATTTGCACTTGGAATCGCAGAATTATCTTGGACAGATTTAAAGCAAGGAATGAAAAAAATATTATTGACCAATGAGTTAATTGGCAAGGAAAATAAAAAGGAAGTATAATGGAAAAAACATTTCAAAAATATGGAAACAGTTTTCAAGACAAACTTGTTACATTAATGCTTCGAGAGGCAGCATTTTGTGATCAAATGAGAGAAGTATTAGACTTAAGTCTCTTAACAAAAGTATCACATAAATTATTATTACAATTAATGTATGAATATAAGGATGTATATAGAATCTATCCTGCATATGATACAATGGTAACATTAATTTCAACACAACTTGATACACAAGATGATAACATCAAAAGAGAGGTTGCAACCTTTTATTCAAAAGTAATAAAGCATGAAACTATTCATGACGAAGAATACGTAAAATCAGAATCTTTACAATTTTGCAAAACTTTAAAACTTGAAGAAGCAATTATTGAAGCAGCAAAGATGGTAAAATCTGGCTCAAGATTTGAGGATCTGATAAAAGTATTGTCAGAAGCCGGAAGACTTGGTTCTGACAATAATTACGGCTATAACTATAAAGATGATTTTGAAGATCGATTTAAATATATTCAAAGAAACTATATTTCAACTGGATGGTCAAGACTTGATAATATCACAAGAGGTGGACTCGGAAAGAAAGAGCTATCTGTTATTGTAGCAAGTTCAGGATGTCATGCAAAAGATACAGACATTTTAATGTTTGATGGTACATGGAAAAAAGTCCAAGATGTCGTTATTGGTGACAAATTAATGGGCCCTAATTCAAAGGAGAGAAATGTTTTGTGCCTTCATAGAGGCAGAGAACAAATGGCAAAAATTATTCCGAATAGCAATAATGATAAGCCATTTATTGTTAATATGAGTCATATTTTGTCTGTCTTAGACTATAAAACACTTAAAAAAGAAAATATCTCTGTGAGAGATTATCTATCTCAAGAAGAAAAAAAGTTATTATATAAATTTATCAATAAAAAAGATTACGGAAACCTTCCTTTTAAGCAATATTTTTATGATTTCGCTGTTAAGCTCTTAGATGAGGATGATTATTTTGGCTTTGAAGTTGATGGTGACAATCTTTATGTAATGGAAGACTATTGGGTTACACATAATAGTGGCAAATCAATGGTTCTTGTTCATTTAGGTGCAGCAGCCCTTCGTGAGGGAAAAAATGTAGTCTATTATACATTAGAGCTCGCAGAAACAAGCATTGCGAGTCGTTTCGATGCCTGCTTGACAGGAATTAAAATGGATGATATGCTAGAAAACAAGGACAAGATCTATGACAATATTAAAAATGTCAAAGGATCTTTAATTATTAAAGAATATCCAACAAAAACTGCCTCAATTATGACACTGAGAAATCATCTAGAAAGATTAAAAGCATCAGGCTTTAAAACAGATTTAGTTCTCGTCGACTATGCCGATCTTCTTTCAACAAAATCATCAACAGGACAAAAATGGAGCGATCTTGAAGGTCTTTATGAAGATTTGAGAGCAACAGCACAACTTTTTGATGTGTCAATTGTAACAGCATCACAAACAAATAGATCTGCCTTGAATCAAGAAGTAGTAACACTTGAATCAATTTCAGATGCATTTAGTAAATGCTTTGTTGCGGATCTAATTATTACACTTTCAAGAACACCAGATGATAAGATGAAAAATTCAGGACGATTTTTTATAGCAAAGAATAGAAATGGAACAGATGGTGTTGTATTTCCAATCGAAATGGATACTTCTAATGTTCAAATAGAAATCTTAGAAAGTGAGCTTGAATCGGTTGAAGATATAAGAAAGGCATCCGAAAAGAAAGCAGTTGTATCATTGAAGCAAAAATATAATCAAGTTAAAAATGATCTTGCAAAAGATGATTCAAACCAATCAGAATAATTTAAATAAAGAGGAAAAATAAAATGGATATTTCAAGAAAAATTTTATCTGATATTACACATCATATGAAGTATGCAAAATTTAGACCGAGCGACTTCAGGAGAGAAACATTTGAGGAAACTGTTGATCGAAATGTGGCGATGCATTTGAAGAAATATCCTCATCTTGAGCAAGAGATTAGAGACGCATATAAATTTGTTTATGAAAGAAAAGTTCTTCCCTCTATGAGATCAATGCAATTTGCAGGAAAAGCAATAGAAGTGTGTCCATCAAGACAGTACAATTGTAGTTATCTTGCTGTAGATAATGTTCATTCATTTAGTGAAATTATGTTCCTATTATTGGGAGGAACAGGTGTGGGTTTCTCAGTACAAAGTCATCATATTGAAAATTTACCAGAAATCCGCAAACCAAATACAAAAAGAACAAGAAGATATCTAATTGGTGATTCAATTGAGGGATGGGCAGATTCTATCAAAGCTTTAATGAAAAGTTATTTTGACGGAAGTTCAAAGATAATTTTTGATTTTACTGATATTAGACCAAAGGGGGCACTTCTTATAACTGCTGGCGGTAAAGCGCCTGGTCCGCAACCACTTAAAGAATGTTTAATGAAAATTGAGGGACTTCTTGATACAAAAGAAAATGGAGATAAACTAACTTCAATCGAAGTTCATGATATAGTTTGCTATATAGCCGATGCTGTACTGGCAGGTGGAATTAGAAGAAGTGCGTTGATTTCTTTGTTCGATGCAGACGATCAAGAAATGATTTCTGCAAAAACAGGAAATTGGTGGGAAACGAATCCGCAAAGAGGCAGAGCAAATAACTCTGCTGTCGTTTTAAGACACAAAGTTACAAAAGATTTTTTTATGCAACTTTGGGAAAGAGTAAAGCAGTCTGGTTCTGGTGAGCCTGGTATTTTTTTGACAAACGATAGAGACGTTGGAACTAACCCTTGTAAGCCGCTAAGATCAACAATCTTAACAAAAGAAGGTTATATCACTTTTGCTCAAGCACTAGAAAAAGATCATCTTGAGGTTATGGGAATTGATGGCAAATGGAAAAAAGCCTCAAAACCATTCAAAACAGGAACTGACAGGACAATAACACGCTTTACTCTTTCAAATGGTCATTTTCTCTATGGAACACCAAATCATAGACATTTAGACAATAATGGAATATGGCGAGAAATGAAAGATATGAATGTTTATGATCTTTTAAGATCACAGGATAGAAAAAATCCATTAGAAATTGTAGAAATAGTTGAAGATTTTTCAATAGAAGATGTTTATGATATTACTGTTTATGATGAAAGTCACGCATTTTATGATACTGGCGTTGTAACACATAACTGTGCTGAAATTTCTTTAAAAAATTGTGGTTTTTGTAATTTAACTGAAGTTAATGTAAGCGATCTTGAATCCCAAGAAGATTACGAGAATAGAGTTCGTTCTGCCGCATTCATAGGAACACTTCAGGCGTCTTATACAGATTTTCATTATCTTCGTGATATTTGGAAAAGAAATGCAGAAAAGGAAGCACTTCTTGGCGTATCTATGACTGGAATTGCATCAAACTTGATCTTCAATATGGATATCGAAAAAGCAGCAAAAGTAGCAGTACAAGAGAATAAAAGAGTAGCAAAACTGCTAGGAATAAACCCAGCAAGAAGAGTTACCACAACAAAGCCATCAGGTACATCATCATTAATATTGGGAACATCAAGCGGAATTCATGCATGGCATAGTGAATATTATATTAGACGTATTCGTGTTGGAAAAAATGAGGCAATATATCCATATCTCAAAACAAATCACCCAGAATTAGTTGAAGATGAATATTTTAGACCACATGATACAGCAGTAATTTCTGTACCACAAAAAGCGCCAGATGGATCACTATTGCGTTCTGAATCACCAATTAATTTTCTTGAGAGAGTTAAAGCTGTCCATGATAAATGGATTAAACCAGGTCACATTAAAGGTGAAAATACACACAATGTTTCTGCAACAATTTCAATAAAAGATAATGAATGGGATGATGTTGGCGAATGGATGTGGCAAAATAGAGATAGCTATACAGGATTGAGCGTGCTTCCTTTTTCAGAGCATTCATATGTGCAAGCGCCTTTTGAAGAGTGCTCAAAAGAGGAATATGAACGACTGTTAAGCTCACTACAAAATGTAGATTTATCTCAAATTTTTGAGACAGAAGATGACACAGATTTACAAGGCGAACTAGCATGTGTTTCTGGCAATTGTGAAATTAAATAAAAGGATGTTCTATGGAATTAAAAACTATAAATGGCTATCTTCTTGTCGAAGAAAGCAATAATGATGATGATGAAAAAGTCTTAAAAGATCCAATTTTTCAATTAAAAAAGAAAGGTATGTCTGGAAAAGAATTTGTAACAGTTATAGTTACATCTGAAACAGATAATGATAAAGGAATTTATAAAAACGATAAACTTCTTGTAGAGTCTCATTTATTGAGAAAATTTGATGAAAAAACATATGTTGTTCCAATGAATGCTGTTATAGCAATTTTTAATAGGTAAAAAATGAATATTTTTGCTTTAGAATATATAAACGATAACGATATTGACAAAGAGATTGATTGGATAAAATCTGCTCAATCTCTTGATAATATGAGAGTTGTAAAAATGATTTTGGAGTCATGTCAACTTCTTTCAACGGCACTTTTTATAAACAATATAAATGGTGCAATTTATAAGCCAACTCATATTAATCATCCATCGACAAAATGGACAGCAGAATCATCTGCAAATTTTTTAAATTTGGTAAAACATACAAAGGCGATGCTGGATGAATATTATTTAAGGTTTAATAAAAATCATAAATGTAATAAAATTTTAGAAGAAAACATATTACCACTATTTGAAAAAAATATTGATAAATTTCCACAAGCATTAGAAACACCATTAAAAATGGCTATGCCGTTGGAATATCAAGTTCCTAATGATCCTGTTCTTTCTTATAGAAACTATTACATAACAAAAGAAAAAATGAGATACCCAAAAGGAAAAGAACCTATTTGGTTTCTTAAGAATAGAAAAATACCTTATAAGGCAATTTAACATGAAATATATGGGTAGCAAAAATAAGATAGCAAAGCAATTAGCCTCTATAATTGAAAAAGATAAAAATAATGATGAACAATTTTATATTGAGCCATTTGTTGGTGGTGCAAATTTAATTGATAAAATTAATTTTAAAAATAAAATAGGATATGATATTCATGAATATTTAATTGCTTTGCTATCTGCTATCCGTGATGATTGGGAGCCACCAAAAAATATATCTAAACAAGAATATTATGATATAAAAGAAAATATAAATAATTATGATAAGCATCTTGTTGGATTTGTTGGTTTTCTTTGTAGCTTTGGTGGTAAATGGTGGGGCGGTTATGCTTTTGATAAAAAAAACAATAGAAATTATGCACTTGAAGCAAAAACAAATTTAAAAAAACAAGCACCAAATTTAAAAAATATTTTATTTGAATGCTCTGATTATGCATCAATTAAAGTTCCACCAAATTCAATAATCTATTGTGATCCTCCATATAAAGATACAACAGAATATAGAAATAAATTTGATCATGAAAAATTTTATGATTGGTGTAGAGAAAAACGGAATGAAGGCCATACTATATTTTTAAGTGAGTATCGGGCGCCTAGTGATTTTAAAGAAGTTTTAGAAATTAAAGCAAAGACATCTTTATGTAAAAATGTAAGACCAAATAGAATAGAGAAGCTATTTAAGTTATCAATAGAGGATAATGATTTAAAATGAAAGATAAACTTAAAGGCGGCATAGCAGATAATATACCTGATACAAAATTCAATAAAATAGAACTTAAAAAAGGCCAAGAGCACGAAAAAGAACATACAACTGATAAGTCTATTGCAAAAGAAATTGCAAAAGATCATATAACAGAAGATCCACAATATTATGAAAAAATTGATCAAATTGAAGGTTCTAGTGAGTCCAAGAAAAAAGATGCCCTTGACAGAGCCAACAAAGTAGGCTACAATCAGCAAGGCCAGCAACACGCAGGCACAGTCGAGCACAAGCCAATCAAGATCAAGCTTATAAAGAAAATAGATGAATCATCTTTTATGGCTTCTGGTGCTGTGTCATTCGCTCCAACTTTTAATGAAAAAGAGGATTAATGAAAGTAAATTTAATTGCTTACACACAACCTGCCGGAATTTTGACCGAATCAGAAATAAAAACACCGACAGATTTAATAGCATATTGTGCACGAGTTTCGAATCCATCAAATCAAATGAACTCTGCTACATCTGAAAAATTAATTAAATATCTTATAAAAAATAAACATTGGTCACCATTAGAGCAAGTAGATATAACGTTAGAGATCGAAACAACTCGCGATATCGCTCGACAAATGATTCGACATGGTTCAATAAGACCACAAGAATTTAGTCAAAGATATCAAAATGTATCGGCATTGGATCAAGAAATGTTTGAATGGTCAGAATGTCGCATGCAAGATACAAAAAATAGACAGAATAGTCTTCCAGCCGCGGATAAAGATATCCAAAAATGGTGGGATTTTGAACAAAAAAATGTTGCAAGATATGCTGAAAAAATTTATAAAGAGGCCCTTAAAAAAGGTATTGCTAAAGAAGTGGCCAGAAAGCTCCTTCCAGAAGGATTAACTAAATCCAAACTTTATATGAAAGGTTCGATCAGATCCTGGATTCATTACCTTCAGGTCAGAGGCGAAGGAACTGGCACACAAAAAGAACATATGATTGTGGCAGATGAAATTGCTAAAGTTATTTCAAAAATCTTTCCAATGATTAATGAATTAAAGAAGGATGATAATGAAGAAAGAGGCCATAAATAATGACAATATATCCATTTTAAAGACGAGCCAATATCCAGCAATTCTACAAGATTCAATAGTAATAGGAAATTCAAATCAAGCTTTAGAATTTGCTTATAAAACTTGTTCATTTTTAATTTGCACAACACCAAATCATTTTACAAATACAGAAATATTATATAAACAATTTTTAAGAGGATTAGTTTTTCAATATTCTTTAGAAATTTTAAATGCAAATATTGTTGAGGATACAATCTTTTTAAGAACGCAATCTTTTGATTTAGCTTATTCATTTAATAAATTATATATTCTTGAAAAAATTAATTTGTTTGATTCGATTAATTTCTTTTATGAAAAAGAAAATAATATTATTTTTGATGTTTTAGATCATTTTAAAGCGAATCAATTTTTAAAATCTAACTTAGATGAAAAACATTTCATTAGTAATGACGAAGGAATTCAAAGCATTGAAATATCTAAAAGAGATATTTTTGTGAAATCAAAGATTTCTTTTTCAAAAATTAATGATTATGATATGTCATATAGACAAGTTCATCTTTTGACATCTTCTTTTTTAAGGAACAAACAATATAATTTATATAGACATAATGATGTTATAAAAAAATTAGAAAAAAGAATAATAGAGTGGGAAGACAAAAAACATTCTTATGCAATTAATAATAACAAAATAATTTTTATAAATCTAAAAAATGGATAATCTTATGACAGACCAAGGAAAAAAGACAAAGAATAAGAAAATTCAGCGCGTTTCAATGAAAAAAAAGCTCTGTGTAGCCGGTGTCATTGACATGTATGATATGCCTGATTTTACCGATCTTAGAACATTGGCAAACTTACCAACAAATAAAGATCAAAGCTTATTTGAGAACGCATGTCTTCAGGCCATACATGCTGGCGCAACATATCTTTTTGTTATGTGTCCAAAAGAACATATAAACTATTTTAAAGAAAAATATAAAACATATGTCTATCTTCAAAAAAGAGGAACAAAAAGTGCAAAAGTTGGATTTCCAATTTATTGGTTTTGCAGGATAGAAAATTTATTTGAAAACAAAAAAGGAAGTCAAAAAACAAAAACACTTTTATCGGCCTATAAACAAATAAACTCATACTTTAAAACAATATCAAGATTGTATGTTCCGGACTTCTTTATTTATATGCCATTAAATTGTTTATATGATGTTAGATTTGTTATTCAAAGATTTTATGCTTATAAGAAATTTGTTAATGGCCTAAAGATTTCTGCTTTAAACCCTAAAGATCCTGATAATTACATGTTTGTTATCAAAACAGAAACAATAAAAAAAGCTATAACATTTTTCTTTCGTTCATCTAATGCAATTGTATCTTTTAAGAATTTTTTTAATAATAACTTTGAATGTGTATATAAGTTTTATTTAGGATGGAGTTATGTTATTAATTCTTTTTCTGACTATAGAGAATATGTTATTAGTGATTTTTCAAATCATTATACATGTAAATTAACATTTGTTGAAGATTATAAACATATGTGGATTTATAAAGATAAAAAGAGTTCTCTTTTTTCATTTAGAAGTATTTGGAAGAGAGATAATTTCTTTAAATCCGTCCATATTGGGTTAAAACCTGGAATATACCAAAATGAGCATGAAAAGAAAGTATTTTCTTATGAACAAGAAACAGAGCAAAAATTTGAAGAATTTGATAAAATTGCACAATCAGAAGTAGATGAAATTAAAGAATCTTTTAAGGAAAAATATGAAAAATAAAAATAAAATTCTAAATCTAGATGATTATAAAAAAGAATTTCCAAAAATAATATTTTTAAGATATCAAGATACAATATATTTTGATGAACTTCTAAAAAGTAGCTATTCTTTTGCCGATTTATTAGAAAAATCAAATAAAATTTTAAATGAAATAAATATAAAATTTCCAAATATAAAAAATGAAGATATTATTTTTAATTTTGTTCAATGTTATGATCATAATGATGATATATCTGGTGTAAAAAGCCTAAATATCTCAGTCAAAGATGAAGAGACTGATGAAGAATACGAAGAGAGGGTAAAAACACAGTTTAAATATTATTTAAAAGATAAAGAAAGAGAACAAAAAGAAAAAGAACGTAAAAAGCAAGATAAAATAAAAATTGAAGAGCTAGAGTGGGAAACTTATTTAAAACTTAAAAGTAAATTCTCTAATAAAGAAAAAAAGGATATAGATGATGTTTCAAAATAAAAAATTTGTTGGTCTTCATGCTCACGATTGTTTTTCAATTTTTGATGGGTTTGGATATCCAAGCGAGCATATTGATTATGCTGTATCTAATGGTATGGATGCTCTTGCTGTAACAAATCACGGCAATATGGATTCTCTTTCTTATCAAGTTTTACATGCAAAGAAAATTAATTCTGAGGGTATTAATTTTAAGCCAATTTATGGTGTTGAAGCGTATTTTGTTCCTTCTCTATTGGATTGGAGAGAAGCTTATGAAAAAGCAAAAGAAGAAAAGAAAGTAAAAGACAGTGCAGATGATGAAAAAATGTCTGTTGAAGATGAGGAACAAACAAAATCTGCTGAAAAATCGTTTTTAAAGAAACGTCACCATCTTGTCTTACTTGCTATGAATGAAACTGGATTGAAAAATATTTTTAAACTCGTTTCCATGTCACATCAGGCAGAAAATTTCTATTCATATCCAAGAATTGACTTTGAAATGTTAAAAAAATATAACGACGGCGTAATATGTCTTCAAGCTTGTCTTGGCGGCTATCTTGCAAAAGCTATCTGGGAGAATAAAGATAAAGATAGAGAAACCATCAAAAATGAAATGACAAAAAGAGCTAAACAGTTTGTTGATATTTTTGGTGATAGATATTATCTAGAATTACAATGGAATGCAATCCCCGAACAACATCTTTTAAATAAAATATCTCTTGAAATTGCAAAAGAAAATGGAATAAAATTTGTTTCGACAGCAGATTCACATTACCCAACGCCAGATTCTTGGAAGCAACGGGAAATATATAAAAGACTTGGATGGCTTGGAAATAAACCAGATTATTCTATAGATGATCTTCCAAAAACCAGAGAAGAGCTCAAATATGAAATTTATCCAAAAAATTATGAGCAAATGTTTGATGCTTATAAAAAATATTCTAAAATATGCAACGAAGAATATAATGAGCAAGACGTCATTCAATCTTTAGATGAAACAGCAGATATTGCCTATAATAGAATAGAAACATTTTATCCCGATTCAAAGGTAAAACTTCCACAATTTCTCTTGGATAAAGATAAAAAGCCAATTCAACAATTGGCTGAAATCTGCATTCAAAAAATGAAAGAATTAAAATTAGATAAGAATAATGATTATATTGAAAGAATTCATAAAGAGCTTGATGTCATAAATAAAAGAAATTTTGCTGCTTATTTTATAACAATGAAAGCAATATCTGACGAAGCAAGACAAGTACAATTGTGTTCACCCGGAAGAGGTTCTGCCGCTGGTTCTCTTATAGCGTTTCTTTGTGGAATAACAACGATAGATCCAATACAATATAATCTTCAATTTGAAAGGTTTCTATTAGAAGAAGGGACAGACTATCCAGACATAGACTTTGACTGTTCAGAACCAATGGAGTTAAAAGAAATTTTAACTGAAAAGTGGGGGAAAGAAAAAGTAATTCCAATTACAAATTTCAATAAACTTAAATATCGTTCTCTTATTAAAGATGCATCAAAGCTTCTTGGAATAGACTATCAAGAGGTTAATGCTGTCACAAGCATTATGCTTGCAGAGGCGACACCTGCTGCAAAAAGAAAAAACGACATAAAAGCTGGTGCATATGAGCCAACATATGAAGAGGTTGTTGAATTTTCACCATCATTAAGAGAATATTATAAAAAA